AATTATACATTACATCGCCTTTGTTCCATGAATTAATGATCTTTCCCTTATCATCAAACTCTTCCTTGTATTTTTTATGTTTGGATAACATCCATTTAGGAATTGTATTATCGTCTATCAGTTCCAGCCCGGTAACATCACTTATTATGCCGGAGCCTTTAATGGCATGGATAGCAGCAAGATCATCCTTGGTATCCAAGTGATAAAAATCAGCTACATCATGCCAGTCATCGGCGTAGGCATCATCCCAGGCATTAGTAGCTAATCCAAAATCCCATTCTTTATCTTCGTAGGGAAATACAGCAGGCCCTGCAGTGGCTGTATGGGATATATAACAAGTCTTGGTAGTACCATCATATTTACACTGAAATGATGCGCTGACTCCTCCAACTGTTGTATTTAATGTTTGTAGTATTTTATTTTCAATTCCAGCATAATCATGCCATGTTGCTTCCATTCTTATATTATCCAACGAAAGAAGCTGTATTTCTTGCGCTTGTTCCGCTGAACCCCACGGAGCAGCCCCACCGATAATTATCTTGGTTACATCATTCGTTTCGGGTGCGATGTAAAATTCCGAACCAGTCGCATTACAACCACATTTCACATCATAAGAACTTCCTTCAAAAAATATATTCCCCGGATCAGCATCACTACCGATCAGTCTTATGTCTGCCCCTGTTAAAATTATCACATTCCCGCATAGAGTTAATCCGTCTATCGGATCATATTTTAGGTATTTATTGGTTTCTCCGATTGCAATACCATATAAATCGCTCTCATATCCCAGAAAGCCGTTGAGGTTGCCGATCCGAAGCCTGGTCGTGATGGTATCCCAGGGACTGCCCGCATGGGTTATGACGCCTATATATGGGGCATTTGTCTCCGATGCGGTGAGGTATATAGCGCCGTCCCCAGACTGGCCGTAATTAACTACGGTGGCCCCTTTCTTCCAGGCCGGGTTGGCATCCACGCCGTATTGAGCTCCTTTGTCCCTGGTTACTTCGTAGGTGGGTGCATTGGTGATATCCGTGACTTCCATCCATTCATCGTCATTGCTATCTTTTATTCGGAGCATATCACCCAGTGCAAATGATACATTGCCTCCTATTCTTATTGTGCCCGGGCTTGACACACCACCATAAACAGCAGTGCCATACAAGCCTGTCCCATAGGCGCTTGTGCCGCTGCCCCCGGACGCGCTCATATTACCATCGAGCACATCAGCGCCCTTTGCAATGAAAACATTACCCCCGATGGCGCTTATGACATCCTTCTGAAATACAGCCGTTCTAAATATGCCACGGCAGGCGATGTTACCCACTTCAAGCAGATCCGATTTCAGGAGAAACCCGGCCCCTGCCATGCCTGACACATAATTGGAACTGCGGATGGCAGGCTCTCCAGAATAATCACCATCAACACACAGGTAATTGTTGCTGGTAGGACCGAGTCGAATCAGAGTATTTGATCGGTCAATTAAAACCTTTGCATCGGCCTCCGTGAAATTATCGGCTATCCCATTGGGGGATATTATCCAGTCTCCTATGGTCAAACGGCTTGTAGATGGGTTCCATTTTAAACTCTGAGTTCCTCCTGCCCTTAAATTCCCAGTGCCATCAACAAAAAAACCCGATTGAGTCCCGGTAAAAGTAATTGCATCGGCTGAAGTGCCCAAGGCTATCTTCGGGGTTCCGTTTAAATTGCCAATCACTATAGTCGTCGCGGCATTGCCTTTAGCGGCGTTTCCTCCCCAGAAATCATACGGACCTACATAAAAACTACCCAGCCTGATGACACTACTCAGGACTATGCTCTTGGAAGTCATATCTGTCACGGAACCTTTTACGCCGCTTTCTGATACGGATAAAAGCCTGACATACAGCGTAGCTCCCGGCTGAAACATAGCGCCCGTTGTCTCGATGGTAAACCCAGCCCCGGATGCCGTAATACCGTAAAAAGTAAAAAGCACGTTATCTGTAGAAATCCACACCTCCACATGCGACCAAAAAGAATCGGTTGTGGGTTGCACGAATGTAACATTGACCGCAGGGCTCCAGTGGAATGTCTGAGATGTTGCCTCGGTGAGAGTTATATCTCCAACAGCTATCTCATAAGGAATAGCAAATGGATTAGGTAAGTTCGGTCCATAGCCCGGTTGTGTTCCTGTTTCAGCGTCGTCATAGACCCCTGAATAATAAGCATCGAGGACAAATTGCATCCTACCATATTGATCCTCCCCTTTTTGTGTTACCAGGAATTGCTTAGCTGTCCATCCCGGGAGCGTATGTGTAACTGTTACCAAATCATAAACTTCAAGATCGCCTGCGCCCGAGAGGGCGGAAAGGCTGGCCACGTAGTCGGTATATTTGAATTTATTAAATTTGCCCTGTGCTCGTCTACGGGCAAGTTCTGGGCGTGTAATAAACCAACAGGTGTCTTCATATAGTATTTCGCCATTAATATTGATATCACGCTCATCTTTTACTTCAACGCTGGTGTTCTCGTATTTAAAATCCGTCCCATCCCGATAATGAATACGGACAATGTTGGGCCGTTCTGGTTGGTGCCATGTCAGAGAATCTTTAACTATGTTATCCTCTGTGAAGGCATGGCAAACGGTCTTAGCTGTCAGACCCCCTGACCCATTTTCCATTTGACCGGAATCCCATACAGCCTTCAGTTTTCCCTGGCTCATGATCACGCGGCCATTGAAGGATTGCCATATGATTTTTTTAGCATCATTGATGGTAATATCGGTATCAAAATTATAATCAAATTCATAGCGAGGCGTTGTGCCTCCGGTGGGAATCTGAGCACACAGAAGCTCAAGCGATTTGAATGAGTTAAGATTAATATCACCGGCAGAATATCCCTCGACATTTGTATACCAATCATAGAGTATGACTGCATTATTATTTGTGTATTCTTTGGCCCCTCCTGCAAGCGGCGCACATAATAACCCATACACAACTGCTGTCAAGTGAGGGTCGCTTCCTATTTGGGAACTTTCTTTTGGAAGTGTAACGGCCAAATAAGCCATGCCACGATAGGCAGATGCTTCGTTTGTAAATCTGGCGTCTGGGGTCTGTGTGCGTGTGCCTACATATTCTGATTTGGAAGGGGTGCCTATAAGTGGTGTGTCCCATTCAATATCGTTCATCCAACATTTATCAATACTGAGAATTTGCCCTACACAAAGCCCAAAAATCATCCTCAAATCCGTTGCGTCCGGATCATTGAAACGGATTTTATTAGCCCCAATTTTACATCTTCCATAACAGCGGGCAACAGGAATCCCCTCCGAAATAGTATTAGCAATCTGCCCGCTTTTATTGCCATATGTAGGAGATTTATCATACTCAGGGATGTCAGGGATGTCAAAATCAGGGGTAAGTTGATCCATCCCCCATTCCAGGGGTTTGATAAAGAATTGATGGAAGCCGGACTTGGCAGTCTCTGTTAACCAATTAATCACACCGCCCATTAGAGACTCCACCCCCCCAGAATACCCACCTGCTCTGCACCGTACTTTTCAAAAACTGCGATATCCTGACAAATAAATCTTATGGCTTTCGCTCCTTTTGCCCGAGCCCAATCATTCAGCATACCCCGTATTTCCATATTAACATCCAGGGCTCCATCCGAATAAAAAAACAGGATATGCACCTGCACACTCAGGGGCAGCCGCACACCATCCAATGCCACCAGATAGCTTTTTATTTCACCGCCTATGACACTTCCAATAATCAATATTTCAGGATTCTCTACATTTGATATCAGCCACTGTACCCATTCCCCTTTATCGCAGGGAAATGATTTCATGAAATTATCCTTTAATTGCAAAATCCCAACTATTTCCTCGACTTCTAATTTTTTAATCATTGACTCACCGCCTGAAATAGTGGTATTGTATTTTCAATTCTGTCTTGTGATATTTTGAAATACTCAGGGTCTTTTTCTATACCTATGAAATTACGGTTTAGGTTCTTACACGCAATCCCTGTTGTGCCACTTCCCATAAAGGGGTCAAGTACCGTCCCGCCGTCGGGCATCATGGTCAGCTTGCAGAGGTATTCCATAAGAGCAAGTGGTTTCACAGTGGGATGGTTATTGCCTTTTGTGTTTGTATTTTCAACCCTGCTAAGCATATTGCCGTGTTTAAATTGCGGGCCTGGATCTGTAAGCCCTGCGTTTCGCTCAGCCCGTGACGCTTTCGCACAATAGAAAAAGCGGGCTGCAGAGCCGGAGTCGTCGTGCCCTCGTTCCCCTGCCCCAGCGTTCCCGTGAAAAATGCTTCTGCTCTGTGTGGATGGGTTCTTGCGATATCCGTTCTCTGTCACCGGGAACAGCCCCACCACTTCGTCGCTGCCATCGTGGATGATGTTGGCGGGCCAACGGCCTTGACTTTTAATGATTGGTAAACCCTTTTGAACCTGTGGCGATTTGTCAAAACCGGAATAAGTAGCATTTCGTGTTTTTGGATTTGTTTTTGTAATGCCTTCAACCCTCCCCCCATCAATCCAAAGTCCACCAACCCCCCACTTCAAGGCATTTTGTGCGAAAGTTCCGTCAAGCGGTTTCATGGCAAGGACAATTGGTTCATAAGACGGTTTTAAGGCCGTGCCGTAACCTTCCCATTCTGTTGAGCCTTTGGTTAAATCTTCTTCACCATATCCAAATATTTTTTCATTATTTCTATTCGCTGGGTCTTGGGCATAAAGGTTATCTTTGAAATCTTTTTTAGCATGTTGTTTTTTACCAATAACTTTTCTTTTATTCCCTTGCAATTTATCAATTACTTTGCCAATATTCAAAGACTTAGGAAACCCTGATCCATAAACCCACATCACACAATCCCGAATCTGCCATCCGGCATCCTCAATCGAACAAGTCAGGCGATGATATGTCCGGGTGCCTCCAAAAGCTATCAACATTGCCCCAGGTTTTGCGATTCTCAAACACTCTCGCCATATCTCAATACCCGGAAGTACCTTATCCCAACCCTTACCCATAAACTCTAAGGCATACGGTGGGTCGGTGATGATTGTGTCAATACTGCAATCAGGAATATCTGGCATAATTTTTAAGCAGGCACCTTGATAAATCATCATTTTTATCCGCTATCCGCCTTTTTACTCTGTTAAACTATTTCCACAGAATGGGCAAAATTTCATGTCTGGAATAAGACAGTATTCTTCACAGGGTCCAAGAATAGTCCATGTTCCATCATATTCTTGTTCAAAATGGCCATCTGGGTTTTGATGTTCGTGAATTTCTTTTCTAAATTCATCACAACAAAATTCCATAATCATTTTCCTTTCCCAATTTCACTATGTATTTATTATCCGCTATCAGCCTTCTTACTAATATGAATGCAACCGCCGAAGTTGGCTTTATTGTCCCCGCTGGGTCCCCAGGGAAGGATTGCCCTGCATGTATTCCACGTTTGATCACAACCCTTGTAAACGACATAAGTACAGGTGTCATCTATTGTGAAGGGCATCTCTACATCAAGGGTAATAGTATTCCCCACTGACATAAAATCCTTGACCTTTCTGTAATATGTGACTCCTGCCTTCGTGATTTCAATCTCTCCATGATTCCAATAGTCAGTAACTTGCGTAAGAGCATCGTCCCTAAGTTGTGTAGTATTGCCAACGTCTGCTGTGCCCGATGCAGTCAGAACGGCTTTATTTGCAAGGCCGTCCGTATTGCAATCCGAGCCTCCGAATATCCACGGGCACATCTTTTGGTATTGAAAGGGTAGTGCTTTCCTATTCAATGGTTTTCCAATGGAACAGGGAACTGTCAACCAATATCGGGTTATCTCCGAGGGTCGTTCCATGTGACCGTTAAAAATCTCGTTGTAATTTGTAGCAGAACCGATCGCGTCCAGGTAGATCCGTTTTATGATTAAAGACTTACCCCTGAAATCTTCATGATGGGCATAGGCGGCCATGTCTTTTTTGACATTATCAAACTTTACATTTCCCCTCTGAATCTGCCCCTCCAAAGACTGGCTGACATTGCCAATTTCAATAGCCTTTGCCGTGTACGTAATTCCGCCTGTGGGAAAGACCACATTGGTTTTGTATGCCGCAAATGACACAGTGGAAGACAGCCCCAGTTCAAACAGAAGAACAGGCCGCTTTTGAGTTGCGTCCATTTGAGCTATTACCGCAGCTTCGAGTGCCTTTGGCATTTACGTGCCTTTCTCAATTATCACAGAGCAGGTCCATCTTTTATATCCAATTGGAGTAATTGATAGACTTCCAGTTACCCATCTGCCTGTAATATTAGCCCCAGATTCGATATAACTTGGAACAGATTTCCATGTAAATGAATGAAATTCGCCATAATTGGCTTTAAAATGTGTTAATAGAGTATCTTTATTAGCAGTGGTCAAAACATTGAATGTTATTTTATATTTTTGTAGAGCCGTTGCCGAAAGATTTAAATATTCCTTTTTCATGCTTTCTGTAGGTGTTATTATGTTATTATATTCCGGCTCAAGTTCAACCACTTCACTTGGGGCCATTGTAAAATCTTCGCCCGCAGCCATTATCTTCCCCCCCTAATCATAGACCGGATCGGATGATCATTATTCCAATCATTAATTACTACCTGAGTAGCATACTTCCGCACATTTATTGCAGCTATATTATTCATGGCCTGCATCATCGTGTCCTGGTCTAAAAAGGTTGATCCGGTCATATCAATGTATTGAATGTTTTGGGTTCCCCCACCGCCGCTAACCCTGACCGGGACTTTCCCGCTTTTCAATGGGATATGGGCCTCAGAGATATTGCCGGTTTGATATACCCCTTTGCCGGTGGTTACAGTGCCCTGGTCATAGGAAGGTGGTTTGGCCGATGCAATCATGCCTATCTGTACTGCGCCCATTGCCCCAATTGCTATAGCTAAAGGAATGCCCCACACTCCTAATTGCCCCAGAGTCTTAGTGATAGCCAGAGCTGTCCCAATTCCTGCCTCTACCATTGCAAAACCCTGATACATTTTAAATGCTTTTTTGCTTTGCTTGCCCCCGGCCTGTGCTATCTGTAAAAATGTATTAGCTATTTTACCGGCGGCCTGCTGAAACGATTCAAGCCGGGCAGTATTTTCTGCCATAGTAACAGCTTTAAGTTTTGCAGCCGTCCATTCGGCTATCTGAATTTTCTTTTCAGCATCATCACGGAATGCGTCAAGGTATGTTTTGGACGCGTTTCTAATATTTTCACGTTCTAAGTCATATTGGGTTTTTCCGAGAGCATTATATTTGTCATTAAATTCGAGAAGTAGGGAGATTCTTTCATCTTGCATAAGTATCTCTAATGCTAAAACTTGATCATGAAAACCCTGGTTTAGTATTAAGTTAGCATTATTCATTCCTGTGTCCGTTTCTAATCTGGTTCGCCTCATTGCAATCAATGCATTTTCTTTTTCATTCGCAAGAAATAATTCAAGTTTGGTATATTTTTGTAGTGACTCTAAAGCTATAGCACTTTGTTTTTCTGCCTCTCCTTCAGCTTTTAAAAGGTCTGCACTTGGTTCAGAAATTATAGACTTTTTATTCCTGGCAACTTCTGCTAACCTTTTTATTTCGTCTGCCTCCTTTTGGGCGGCGGCCTTGGCCTTTCCTACTGGTGTAATAGAAGCCTCTAAAGACACATATCTATTGGCAAGTTCTTGTAATTCTTTTTCGGTCTTTAAATATCTTGCTTCATATTCCATATTAGCTTTAGCCGCGGCTTCAAATCTTTTTGTACTACTCTCAATCCCAAGTGCAGCCCCTGGACCATATAACAACATTTTCGCCCAAGTAAGAGTCTCTCCTACTTTATCAATAAACATAGCGAAACGCATGAACTCCGCTTGGATATCTATCAGTACAAGCCTGAATCCAACTCCCCAATCTTTTGCTTTTTCCAAATTCTTTTCAAGATTTTCATTTATGTTCTTAATCCCACCTGTAATGATTAATATGATTTCTGAGAAAGCAGGAAGAAATGCTGTTCCAAGCAATACTTTTAAATTATCAAAATATCTCGTTAATGATAATGACTGTTTTCCTGCTGTCTCCATTGCAGCTTCATAGGTTCCTGCAATTACTTCCCCGGCTTCTAATGCTGCGTTCATTCTAATATTAGCTTTTTCAAGTTCGGTAAAAGAGGTTGTAGTCACTCCCAACTGTTTAGCGACTTTCTTATATGAATCTTCAAAGCTGACATTGATGCCTATAGTTCTCAATACTCGAACATTGGCAGATTGAATGCCATAGACTAATTGATTAAAAGCATCAGATGAATTCATCATTCCTATGACAGCGGCATCCTGAGCCACCCTTGCTAATTGAGTGGATTTTGAAAGGTCAAGTTGAGCTTGATTCATTCTTGATAGACTCTGCCTTGCTTCTGTCATTGAGATACCTGTTGATTCTAATCCTTTAGCAAATGCATGCATCTGTGCTGCTGAATATCCAGCATTATGGCCTATGGTTTCCATCACAATGCCGAGAGTTTCATATCGTGCAGATTCCATTATAACACTGCCCACGGCTTTGACAGCCCTTGAAATGGCATACCAAGCTGCTATAATCGCTGCCGATGCAGCTACCCAGTTCTTTTTTAGTTTGGTCAGCATTGATTCCTGATGACCGAATTGTTGATCATGTAATTGTTTTATTTGTTCATTCTTGGCTTTCTCAGCTCTGACAATATCATTTGCGGTTGCCTGCGATGAATTTTTGATCATGTTAAAGGAGTTCGTAATTTTCATCCGCATAAGATCCATTTCTGCAGAAGATTTAATACCGAGCTTCCTGAAATTATCCTCGATTCGCAGGCTTGTGCTGGTGGCATCCTTGAGTAGTTTGCGTTGAGCCCCTGCCCATCGATCCCTGTCGATATCCATTTCTACAAATATTGTGCCTAACTTTGCAGCCACGTTACATTACCCCTGTTTTAATTGCTCTTAATGCTTTGCGCTTTGCTGCCATAAAGGTCGGCCTTAGATAAGGGTGAGCGGCCGTTTTCGATGTGCCACGTTCAACCATAAAAGCCCAGTATATTTTCGTATTACCGGCATAAACCCGGATGTTACCACTAACGTTATCATGTAAATTCACTCTCCGAATGCTATCCCTTAAATTACCCGGCTCTCTCCCCATCCATCTTTTTGCTCTAAATTCCACAAGCCGCCCTTTACTTCTGCCTTTTCCGGGAGTAAAGGATACAGAAACATTTCCTGACCATTTACCTTCTCTGGTTATAGTTCCAACTCGGCATCTGGCCTTTGCGTCCCTGACAACTGTATCCATGAATGCATTGCCATTTTCCAGTGCCTGTTTGTAAATATCGCCGAATACTTTATTTGCGTTCCATTTACTGATTTTCATTTTTGGTTCAATCTTTCAATCCACTTAGCGCCCATTATAAGAACCTTTTCAAAACATGCTCTGCGGTTCTCAACATCATATAGCTTCATGGCTTCGTGTATGGCCTGGTGATTAATGTCTATTGCCACTTCATTAGCCATAATCAATTGATTCCTGACACAAAAGAATATCTTGACTGCATCTGCGTTTTCCTCAAAATACGCTGGCCTGCAAGTATCGCAGGGCGGTTCTCCCGGCGGTATTCTCTCACCGTAGAGCTGTTTACACCCCTCGCAGGTGGGAGCATAAACATCATGCCAGTCTACGGTGTCGATGAGTTTTTTTCAGCGCCCTGGGTACGATCTTCCTCGTCTTTGCTCAATGCTTCTAACGAGCTTGTGATAAACTTTAAAAATTGAGAAGAACGGGTCATCAAGAGAATCTTGTTTTCCTTATTGCATGGGATTGCCTTTTCTTTAGAATCAAAGAGGTTCTCCCATGCAACAATACAATGATCCCAGAATAGTTCATTCTTTAGATCCTCATCGACGTCTTCATATTCAAAACGTCCAGGCGTCCCCTCGACTTTCTTGAAAGTGACCTGCTTCCGGGTACTCTGTTTCGTGATCCGTTTCAAGGAATCGTAAGTGAGGGTTCTCAATTGAACCCTCCCCCCGCCATCCATTTCAAACCACGCGCCAGAGGTCTCTTCCATATTGAGAATTGTTCCCTGTTCCATGCTACCTCCTTAAATAAGGACCATGTGTCCGCCTGACGGGACGGCTGTAAAGTCAACAGTACCCATCGCTGATTTCTCCATTGTTATTGAGTGACATTTCGTTACCAGAATTGTGTAGCCTGTATCGACGGTCCAATATGATGTGTTGTCGATATAGAATTTCAGATCCCCACCGGTAAACGCACTTGAATTCAGAGATGCCGAATTAAGTAAATCCTGACCAGTGGCATCACTGGCATCATAGAGTCCTGAAAAGGTAAGTTCTCCTGCATCGCCTACACCAAAATGTTTCTTCTTGATATCGAGATCCCAAGAATCCTCTTCAATTACTTCTCTGGAAAATCCACCATAACTCCATGTCCCAAGCCCTGCGACCTTATAAGTACCAAGTCGTACACTTGCGATCCTTCCTGATTTAGTTGCCATTACGTACCTCCTGTCTTTTCGTTAAAGATTTATAAAGTAAATATGTGTCCTCTGTGATCTCCATTGTCGATAGATGACCACATTTGATAGATGTATCTACAAAAATCTTATGTCCTATTTTCCTAAGATCAGAACAACACCCAAAATCCTCGCCAACCGTCCCCGACCTTTCAGGATCAGGATTCGGCCTGAACCTGAACCACGGCGGGGGAAGTTCAAAAAATATTTTCATATCAAACATCAAGCACCCGGTCCCGGTTGCATCTACTTCTATAAGCTCCCCCTCTTCCCATTCAGCAATATGCTGGTAGGTATTTATATCTCCCTTGAATATTAATGGATCGAAAGGCGGGTATCTTCTATGCACCAAACATCCAACGACCGGGAGATTATGTGACAGCAATTTTGTTATTGCGTCCACTGGATACGTCTGATCTATATCCATCATTATCAAATGACTCGCTCCAGCATTTATGGCATCCACTACGATCTTGTTCCTCAGCCCATCTACCGGCCCGTTACATGCGATAATTGGGGTAAATTCCGGCCTTTCCATCTGAATAAATGATTGAAAGAACGGAAATGGAACATGACTCCATGTGCATGGAAACCCTATACATAATTTAAAATTAGTAATTTTAAGCGCCATTCCTGTCAACTCTCTGAGACGAATAATCATCGCCCCATTTATCTTTTAAATGTTTTTCGCTCTTCTCTACAATATCCCGGTATGGATGTTTGGAATTTATATCCTTAAAGGTCACCGATCCAATATGGTGAACGTAAACATCGTGGGCAATGCCTACCCTATACCCTGCATTCTTTGCTTTCAGGCAAAAGTCTATTTCCTCCCCACTGGACGGCCAGACTGATTCATCAAAAATCCCAAGTTGTTCATAGAGGGATTTCTTGAAAGCCATACAAAAACCAATAACCCAATTCACATCATCGGCCTTGCCTTTGTGCATTTCGCCCCATTTCTCAGCCTCAACATTAAGCCCCTGAATGTCATGATAAATTCCAAATGCCCTAATCCTTTGATATCCCGCGCTATAATTCGTGCAAGGGCCTATGATATCATATTCATCCAGCCATTTAATGAGCCTATCAGCCCACCTGGGAGTTACAATCACATCATTATTTAAGAGAATGATATTTTCACCCTTCGCCGCCCGGATACCTTGATTGACTGCTACAGGGAAGCCAAAGTTTTCTTCGTAACGGATATAAGTATGAGGACATTCAGGAAGGTTTATTATTTCATATGGTGGAT